TAAACATACCGCAAACGGTAATCTCGCATCTTCGCTTGGTTGTAGGCGATTGACAGGATTCGGCAATTGATAGGCGATTCTCATGACCGCACGAAGGGCGACCATATCTTGCTGGGCAAGGTTATAAAGAATTGAACTATCGGCTGGGTCTTGAATGACGCCCTCTGTCAATAGTTTATAGGTAATATCTTGGCGAAGTGCGAAAACTGCCGATTTGAAATCGCCAACGATGAACTGCACCGTATCAGAGAACGAGCCATTAACAACACGCACCTTTTTGAGGGCTTGCAGGTCAGTTCCTGAAATTGGGTTGCCATCGGTATCCGCAATTGTGCGGAATAAGGCGTTGAGGTCAGCACCACCGATGATTGCATCGGGAATGTAGCCAGCACCCTCAACCAACGAAATGGCATTTAAGCCATTCGAAAGAAAGGAAGCACTGCCTTTACCGAACGAATAACCTTTGTCGATGGCTGCGGTTTTGATGTCATCAGGATAGGACGCTGGTTTGTTTGTGCCAAATAGAACAGCACTATCGAACACACTGCCAAATGCCTCGACTAATCTGGGTTTAACTTCTCCCCAAATATCGTATTCGGCATCATCTAATACTGATTCGGGAATTGGGATGATAACAGCGATTTCTTCGGCGGTAAGATACTTGCTCGCCCAGACTTGCTCGCTATATTGTTTGACACCATTATCGCCATTTACCCAATAGGCGACAGGTAGAGCGGAAACAACCGCCATTTTTTGCACCTTGCTCGACATATTTGGCAAGCGTGTGAATAGTTGCATAGCGACCGATTGTTCGGCAACGCCACGCACGATGTCTTGTGATACTTCTACCGGAATTAGAGCATCGGCATCAGTTCTGGAAATAAAACTCATAATTGTAATCTCCTTTGATTAATTATTTTTGCGGAATGTCAACCCTTCTAATCGCTGCCCGTAAAGCATCATTGATGGCTTTGTTATCGGGTTTTGGTTTATCATTGCCATTACCGATTGAAGTTTCAATGGTTTTTTTGACAACGGGTTTGTTGGCTTCCGCGACTTTTGCGAATTGCGGTTTGTCTTTAATGTAATTTTTCACATTATTGACTAATTTGTCGTCATTAGCAATTTCGCCCTTTTCGACTTTGAACGCAATGTAATCAATAAACTCATCCTTGATTCCTGCTTCCACGAGTGCTTGTTTCAATGCTGTTTCTTTCTCTTTGGCTTGGTAGGTTTCGACTTGTTTTTTGACTTCCTCGTAATCTTTGGTGGCTTCGCGTAATTCTTTTAACTCGGCTTCGATTTTAGAGAACTTATCTTTTGAGACATAACTGCCACTTGATAAATCGGCTAACTTTTTGCCCGTCAAGAACGCGTCGACTTCCTCGATTGTGAGGTTTTCATGGTATGCGTTGCCCATGAGTGTTTTAAGATTATCCATCCCTTTTCTCCTTTGATTTAGTTTAGATTTCGGTTTACTCCGACATTAAGAAGCCCGTTTTTAATCGATGTCGGGACATCTACTAATTTCATAATAATATACAATGGCGAATAAATAAATACTAATTTTTAATCGCTTTGCATTTCGCGTGCTTTCTTGGTTTCTTTGCGAATATCGTATCTCGCTCCTATATCATCAGTTATCGCCTTAATACTCTCTCGGTCATAATCGCGCTTTAACTTGTTTGCATCAACGAACGATTTGGTCTTGTGTTGCCATTCGCGTGTTTTGGCATTCATTTTTTTGACTTCGGCAAGGTAGCGTTCGTCTTTGGTTTCGTTATACATCTTCTGCATTTCGTTAGATTTCTCTTTATATTTGCGGACGCCACGCTCTAAATATCGTTGCTGTTGCATTTTCTCGTAATTGCTACCTTTGTATGCGCCTTTATCAAAGCCATATTGCTCACTGACTTGCTTATCGCTTTTAGACATCGCGACATCGCTTGGCACTAAATGGAACTTGTGCCGACAATTCGGTCGTGTCGTTAATTGATACATCGCTATTGCGTCTTGCATCGACATTAAGTGATTATCGCTGATATATCTTCTCGTGCGTTCATCGATAACGCTATCGGCATTGTAATACATCTTGCCTTGATATGGTGCGTGGTCCGGTGCTGAATCGCCATAACTATCACACATATAGAACACTTGATTTAACTTTGCACCGCTTTCAATTTGAGCGTTTGTGATTTCTTGGTTTGCGGTGGTGCGGACATTCATTTCCATATATGATTTGAAGTTCATTTGCCGACCATTTTTATAAACGATTTTAAGCCCCTTATTAATACCTTTTAGTGTTTGGCGTTTGATGACATCGTATAACTTGTCGGGTGTCGATAATGCACTGACAACCCTTACTGCTTGCGTATGCGTTTTAAGGGCGACATTCGCCATTTGGATAATGCTACCGATTGCCTCACGCTCGGCTTTGGCGATCACCTTTGCATATGATTTTGGTATCGTGGCTTTAACTTCGGTTTTGGTAATTTCGATATTGTCAGCATCGACTTCTTTGTATGCCAATAAATACACTTTGCGGACTTGTCGAGCAACCTTTTCGGCTTCATCTTTCGCCATTTTCAAAACTTCGGTGCGATACTTTACCATATTCGCTAATTGCTTGGCTTTCCATTGTTCTGGATCATTTACATATCTAAATAATTCTAATTGATTTCTAACGACAAAAACATTCTCACTTTTTGAGAAGTTATCGCCTAAAACATCGACCAAATCGTCTATGCGCTGACTATTCATTCACAGCACACCCCTTTATTAGTTATTGCCTGGATTATAAAAACCCGTTGCTTGTATATCTTCGGCAGTTATACCACCGCTTTGACTATCAATCTTTTCTTGTAGTTCAGTAATCAGTGTTTCCTTGTTCGATTCATCGATATAAACCTGCTCGACAAATTGTCTAACGGTCATTGCACCTTGCATCAACGCTGGTAAGAACTTATTAATGCGACTTGCTAATTCATCATCGCCAAAGTATTTATTGACATTTGCCCTTGCGGTTTTTTCATCTTCACCGAACCACTTAACACGATATTCGATTTTAGACATCAAACCACTTGCAACTTCCACGCGGTCGCTTTGCTTTTGCGTTTCGGTATCTTCAATGATGCCATCTTCAAACTTGATGTCAAACAATGTATCAGCAAATCGCTTGTCAGTGTATTGATTATAAAGCCATATGATCGTTTCGATTAAATCAAGGATACGATGGCGAAGTAATATTTCGTGGCGTCTAACATTTTGGGCGACATCGCTTTTTTCACTAATGACTTGTGTAGCGGTCATAACACGCCCTTTTTCAAACTTATATCGTTCAATGCCAAGTCCACATTTTAACGATAAGGCATTCCACTCGTCTTGAATAGCAGTTTGATGTTCGATGGCTCGAATGGTGCTATCTTGTATTTTAATTAATGGCTCGCCCTTATCGACTGCGTTGGGATTGTTTGGCAAATAATAATAGGTGGTGTCATTTGGATCAAATGCAAACTCTAACTGTCCTGTTTCTTTATTTATCTTGCTTAACTCATGACTAACATATACTCTTTTGCGCCCTAACACGAACTCGTTATGATAACTATCGACTTTGGTGTCGAGTGCTTTGAGTGTATCAATCGCATTGGCAAACACGCTAATCGGTAATGCGCTATCAATTTCGAGATTATTAACAATGTTGGGATGTAATAATGCGAATGTCGGTTTAGGGCAATCAAGTGGAATCTTGAAAACGGAATTGACGACCTTTGATTTGCTATTGACTGAAGCAACCGTAATATCATAATTGCCATTTTCATTAAGCAAGTGCAATGATACTTTGGTTTCGTTCGTGTTCTCATTGATGAAAGCACACTCGGTTATTAACTCGTTTTTAATGGTAATCGGCACAATACGCAATGCACTATGAACTGATAAATCAATGCTTTTGATACCTGTAAACAATAATTCAGGTTGCTTGGTTTCTTCATTAATAACTTCTTCGGCTTCTGCTTCAATATCGACCGCTAATGCACCGAGCGAGGTTGCAAAACCATACTCAACCGCTTTATTTGCTTTTGTCCAGAAGTCCATTTTCTCCAATTCGGCATCAAACGCTTCTTTGTCGGCGGTGATGATTTCGACTTCTTCATTCATCAAAAGCGATGCCCAATCTTCACATACCTTTTTCGCACCTTGTGCTGATAACTTCCGTTGCTTGACATATTCAACGCCATTAAAGATTTTGTAAACATGAAACGATGGCACTACACCTTGATACCATTTTGTCCATAAAGAAATATAACTGCTACTGCCCGCAATTTCGCCATGCTCTTTAATTAAGTCCTTAATCAATTTCTCATAATTCATAACTTTAATTCTCCTTCGTTGGCAGTAATGCACCGCGTTGTAAGTCAACTATATATCTTTCGTAAGCGTATTCTAAACTATCTAATGTATCAATATCGGTCGACCCATCATCGAGTCGTTCATCGTTTAATGCTTTTGGATTCCATACCGCACTTTGCAATGAGTCAATAACATTTTTGCAATGACTCAATACCCAAACGCGATTACTACCCAACAAACCAATCAATGTTCTAATTCGCTCATTTACGCTTTTCTTCAAAGCATAGCGGACATTGGTGCGGCAACCGGCTTTGATGCACGCTAATGTGATACCGCGACCAAGCACCGGCTCGGCACTGTCGTAATTAGTAAAAAATGCCTTACCATATTTATTGTAAACCATCGTTGCGAATTGTGTATATTGTAAGTTTAATTCATCGGGATCAACCATTGTGTTAATTGTTTGGCTTTCCAGGACGACCATATCACGATAACCTATTGTGAAGCCGACTGCGGTAAATGCGTGTTTTGAACGATTGCCACCAAAGTCAATACCAACTTCAACTGCCATCAGTGGTGGTGCTTTATCAATAATGTATGATTTGGGATTATCGGCAAACTTTTTATAGATGATGCCCTCTGCCCTTTTCCATTCGCCTAAAATGTAGCGATTAAAATATATCGTCCCTTCGTATTCTTTTGTCAATTCATCAATATATGTTTTGGGTAGAAATGGATTATCATAGAGCGTCCAACTTTGTGAATAAA